GCGCAGGGGAAACGGTAGCTACGACGTGACGGCTATTGACTCGGGCGACACGCCTGACGACAGCAACCTCGTCTACGTCCCGGTCAATCACTACAAACGCTTCATGGAGGACATCTACGGAGCGCTGCGCCTGCAAGCCGACTGTCCTTCGGCGACCTTCACACCGTTCTTCCCCCGACGCGAGGTCATCGAGACCGCGTTCGACGAGGAGTTGGTCCACCCCTGCACGACGCAGACGGTGCGCTGCTACGAGAATCAGGGCGGCGATTTCCGCCTCGCCGACACGTTCCAGTATCAGCGCGTGACCAACGTGTTCATGGGTCGGCGATCCCCGATCCGTCACCCCGAGGCGCCGCGCTATCTACACCGTGACCCCGCAGGCGGCGGTAAGGGAAATGACTGGTATGGGCTGGCGATGGTTCACCCCTCGCGGTTCCGCGTGGCTGAGGCTCGCTACGATGCCAACGACATGGACGACGACGCCGAGGTCGGTGAGGGATTCTCGGTGAAGGACGTGGAGGTCGATTTCTACTTGCGCCTCGACGCTGGCCCGCGCGGCGAGCCGATTGATTTCAAGAAGGTGCGCCGCTTCATTGACTGGCTGCGCCGCATTGGCTTCTGGGTTCGCAAGGTCACGGCTGACGGTTGGCAGTCGCTCGATACCTTGCAGCGCCTCCGCGACAAGGGGTTCATCGCAGAACCTCTGTCGGTGGACAGGAACTCAAAGCCTTACGTCACGGTGCGTCAGGTCATGAACGAGGCCCGCTGCTCGATCCCCTACCCACAGGGTTACGGCCCTGATCGGTGGGGAAGCGTGGAGGAGGCCCTGCGGCGGGTTACCCTGTTCAACGAGTTGGCAGGCTTGGAGTACGACGTGGCCCACGACAAGGTCGATCACCGCGATAAGAACCCTGACGGAAGCCAGGGATCTAAGGACATCGCGGACGCTGTGGTGGGCGCTTCCTATACGTGCTTGATGGATGAGGTCGCGCCAAGCGACAATCCCCTCGGCGGCGCTACCGGGCGAGAAATGTTCGACCGTCACTACAGCCGATTCTTGGGTCAAGATATGGTCCAGAAGTACTTGCCAGGAGCATGAGATGACGAGTCCAATTTGCGCCAATTTCAGTGGGAACCTTTCGGGGGCCACCAAGCAAGGCGCACTCACACCTATCACCGTGTCGTTCGTTCTCGACGGACAGACCGGCCACAATCAACTCAGCGCTCAGGTTGAGCAGGCCGAGACGAAAGTTCTTGACCTCCCGACCAACCTCGGCGGGCCTGTCGCGTCTCCAGACGCGCAGACCTTCCTGCTTATCACTTGCGACGTGGCGAATGTGGACATCAGCCTTAACAGCGCTGGCGTTCCCGTGGGCCCGTTCAATTTCGTGAAGCCTGGTGGCGCCCTACTTGTGCCCGGTCAGGTCGGTGGGTTGCCGGTCTCTGACGTGCAGATTGTGAACGCGGGCACACAGCGGGCGGCGGTGAGCGTCACGGCGATCTTCGGATCGTAGGAGTAGACCATGCAGCCTCGCCGCAAACAGTCGCTCTCGGAGATGATCCTCCACCCGTGGGCGAACCTCAAGAAGATCCAGGGCCTCGAACGGCTCCCTGACCGGCGTGTAGCTAAGCACAAGCAACACCCCGGTGACTACGATCCTCTAGTCGGCGCGGGGCAGGCTCAGGCCATCTACAAGGCTCTCGGTCTTTATGCTCAGGAGGAGAGCAGGATTGAGCTGTACGAGAATTTTAGGGAGATGGACTATGACTCCATTATCTCGGGAGTTATGGACGCCTTCGGTGAGGACGCCAGTCAGGTGGACCCCGAGCAGGGCCGAGTGGTCTGGTGCTCCGCGAACAACCTAGACGTGCAGAAGATCGTCACGCGATGCCTTGATCGAACACAGCAGGATCAGCGGGCCTTCCCAACGATCCGACAGCTTGCGCGTGACGGTGACGTGTTCAAGCATCTCGCGGCTGCTCGCGGTGACGGCGTGATCGCGACCAAGGCGTACGACCCTTGGCAGGTTGCCCGCATCGAAGACGACATCGGGAGGCTTACCGGATTCGCCCCAAGCGACGACCGTGGAAACCCCTCGAAGGAAGACACGAACGCGGTGCCCTACTACAAGGTGCTGCACTACCGTTTGCCGTCGCGAGACCTGAAGCAGATTTATGGGGCCGACGCGAGCCTGCTTTGGGGCTCGCGTATCACTTGGCGCGAACTCCAACTGATGCTCGACCAGGTCGTGATTCAGCGCTTATTGCGTAGGCCAGACCGCATCTCGATCCTGGTGGACACGGCTGGCATGTCGCACGACGACGCGCATTGGTTCATCGAGGATCTGAAGCGCAAGATGCACCGAGAGTGGCACCTGAACCCGAGCGGTGGTGGTGGGCTGTTTGGCGGCGGCGGCTCTGGGTCACAGTTCCAGAGCACCGGAGCCCTGCACGACGGCGGCTTCGATTTCGTTTTGCCGAAGGGACCGAACAACAACACGACCATCGAGAACTTTCCGGCGACGAATCAGAACGACCTTCTCCGCGACGTTGAGATGTTCTTCCGCCAGTTGGCGAACGGAATCGGATTCCCTCACGGATACATGGGGATGGTTGAAGGACGCTACAACCCCGAGCAGTCTCTCAGTCGCCAGCACCAACCGTTCGCGAAGCGGGCCAGCCGTCTCCAGCGGGCCTACCTCCAAGAGACGGTGCGGATGTGCATGATTGATATGGCGTTCCAGGGACTAGACCCGACGTTGGACCAGCATCGCTTCTCGCTGCATATGGCTCCGGTCTCACCAATTCTGGAGATGGAGCGGCACGAGGTCATTCAAATGAAGCTGGATCGCCTGGAGCGGGCGCTGCGCATGGGCGTGGACAATCAGTTCGACCTGGGGTTCTGGGTCCCCTTCGTGTTGCGCACCTACGGCGGATTTCCTGACGAGGTTGTCAAGGCGATGTATCCAGGGGAGGAAGGTGCCGAAGGCGCGGACAACACCGCTGACTCATCTGGTGGCTGGTATGAGGGACGCAACGGAAACGGCAAGAAATCTGACAAGGCAGCACCGGACCGCGCCGCGCTGGAGGAGGCCATCATCCGCACCCTCGGAGGCAACCCGGCGAACTTGAGCAAGGTAGAAGCGAGCACCCTGCGCGTGTTGGCTGAGGGCACCGTGGACCCGGAGTCGCTGCGCTCAAAGGGCCGTATCGACGGTAGCTGGCTCAAGGCCGATGCTGGCGCCCGCAAGGCGATGGTCGCCACCAACTTGGAGGAGAGCGTCGGAGCCGACACGCGGATCAAGCCGTTGAATGACGGTGAGGCTCGGGAGTTCCGTGGGAAGATCGCTAAGAGTCGTGCGGAGGTCGCCAAGAACCTGATCTACAACGGGAAGATCATGAGCCTATGAACGACGACGCATCCGCCACGAAGACTGAGGCCGACAAGACGAGCGCGTTCAAGACCGCCACGCACAACGCATTTTGCTCGGTCTGCAAGGTGTGGTACGCGCGAGCGGAGCCATGCCCCAAGTGTGGGCGGGGGATGTTGCTAGGTTGAGACTCGAAGCGATCCCAGATACTCGAATCGTCTACGTCCACGACGATCCAGGCATTCCAGAGGGGATGTCTGCCGATCCCTTCGCGGGGATCGAGTCACTGCTCGCGGAAGGCAAGGCTATCGGTAGCGCCTCCATGAAGGCGAACGTCGGCGAACGCGACCGCTTCATGCGCAACATTCCAACTGCCCGAGTGCGCGAGGCCATCCAACGGTCGAGCGCCAACGCCTCGCGCGTGCTGACCCGGATCTACAACAGTTACCGGCGCTCGCTTCAGGGCGTCGTCGGCGACCTGTCGGCACAGACTACTGACATCCGAGAGGCGCGTCTTAGGTCGTCGAAGCTGATCCGCGAGGCATACGAGCGCGTGCGGGTCGTGGCCCGAAACGCATCAGGCATGGCCCGACTCGGTGCTGATACCGCGATCTTCCGCGAGGAGGAGAAGTGGTTTAGGTCGGCGGTCCGTGAGGAGGTCGGCTATTTCCACGGTTTCCTAGACGACATCGAAAACAACAGGACTCACCGGATCGCCGAGCGTGTCGAGGACTACACCAAGGCGATCCGTTTCATGTACGAGGCGGCGCGTGTTCAGGCTATGCCCGACAACGTGCTGCTCTACTGGACCGGACCACGCAAGCGAGATGACCCGAAGGTGTGCGAGGGCTGCGAATACCTGATGGAGCGTAGCCCGTTCCCGAAGGACACCATCCCAGCCGTGCCGCGCGACGGGCAGACGCCGTGCCTGGTCAACTGCCGACACCGCATCCTCGTCCGCGTCGTCCGATCCATGAACGAGGTAGTCCGCAGGCGCGTCACGCTCCCACGACGAGACAAG